AACTAAGATCAAAGTGCCTACTAGAGGTAGCATTGATCTGTTAATGGGGGGCAGCCCTTGTCAGGGATTTTCATTTGCGGGACATCAGCTTAACTTTGATGATCCACGTAGTAAGTTGTTCTTTGATTTTGTGGACATACTAGAGAAGGTCAAGCCAAAGTATTTCTTATTAGAGAATGTGCGTATGAAGAAAGAATCACAAGATGTGATTACAAAGTATCTAGGTGTTGAGCCTATAGCGATCAACTCTGCTCTTGTATCAGCACAGAATCGTAACAGATTGTATTGGACTAATATACCTAATGTCACACAACCACAACAGAGAGACATTGTTCTAGCTGACATACTAGAGGACTTGCCCTTTGATGAAGCACCCAACTACCTCAAGGGTACATGGTGTGGTAGAGTGCGAGGTGACATGGTAAAGTCTGTCGATGATGCCAAAGCAAACTGTCTTACTGCATCTATGTACAAGGGGCAGATACCTACCTTTGTCAAAAGCAAGAAGCCTATACAAGTGGGCATGGCTAATGACATCAAGGGGTTTGATATTATCAAGAGAGTGTATTCACCTCAAGGTAAGTCACCTACCCTTACGACTATGCAAGGTGGACACAGACAACCCAAGGTTGCTATTGGTCGCATTGTCAATCGTAGGCTAGATGAGAATGGAGTTAGAAAAGATAACCAACTTGAGTTGCCATTCACTACACAACTTGAGGTTAGCGATAGTGCAAAGTCCAACTGTCTTACCACAGTACAGAAAGATAACGTGGTAGTTAGTGAAGACTATTTGTACAGAAAACTTACACCACTAGAGTGTGAGAGATTACAAACCTTGCCTGACAACTACACAGAGGGTGTTTCCAATACTCAACGATACAAAATGATTGGAAATGGCTGGACAGTTGATGTCATTGCTCATATACTGAAAGGAATAAAAGATGTATAAGTTTAAAATAGGAACTGAGGTTCAAGGAGCAGAGTATATTCAAGGTGATCTCATTTCAATAGCAGAAGGTAAAATAGTAAAAAGAAAAAGATGGAGTGGCGAAAATTGGTATACCTTAGATGTAGGGAAAGTCTTTTTAGAAAATGAAATAAGGGAGATAAAAGATGAATAACAAAATGACAAACGAAACACGATATAAAAAAGCATTGGTTAATATTTTATTTTATCAAGCAGTGGGTATGAATAAGAAAGAACTCCAACCTATACTTTTCATTGATGAAGAAGCTACAGATGCTTGGACACTTGAACAATGTCGTATGCAATACGTCAAAGACCAACTAGAATTTATTCATGGTGGTAATCTTGATGATGAGATAGAAGAAACTTGGAACACAGTATTTAAAAAGGAGATGGTATGACTAAGTTAGAGGAAGCTATGTATAAAGCACATAGGAGTACTATGACATCTAATAAAAAAGAAAATAAGAAATACCACGATTGGGTATACATGGCAGATGACCAAATAAACCATGTACTAAAATGGGTCATCATATTTATCTATGCTTGTGCTGCGATAGCAATTGCAAGTGATCTATTAAGTAAATTTTTATAAGGAGTAAAAATGTTTCACAGAATAGTAGATTTTTTTAACGTCAACTATGGCGAGGGTACAAAGTTTGACCTCGACTATGGTAAATTATTAATCATTGGACTATGCATATACATAGCCATAAAAGTATCTTAATTACAAACAATGGAGAAAGGAGAAATATCATGCCATTAGATTTTGTAACTAACCCTTTATTTCAAATAGAGGGATCTGACCTTGACTTCAAAGTAGGCTACAAGCCAACCAAGATGAAAGGCAAAAAGTATGTCATCAACAAAAGTACTGGGGATTATATCGGTATTGTAGGCGATGGCTTTAAATGTGCATCACACCCACAGTTTTTCAATGGGATCAAAGAAGTGATACAAAACAACAGAATGCCTCATGAGTTGAAGGATGCAAAGGTTAGGATATCCACTGCTAGGAATAATGCCTTTGGTCTTTTAGATATCACGTTGCCTAACGTGGAGCATGAGGTAATTACGAACAAGCATAGAACAGTTATCAATGAACGTATTGTAGCATTGCATGGTGTTGATGGATCTTGTTCTAATCAAGCTCATACGGGAGCTATAGATAGCTATTGTAGTAACGGACAGATTACTGGGGACTTCAATAGTATTATCATGAAGAATACCAAAGGCTTTGTTTATGGTAACTTTATTAGTAAGCTCAAGAAGGCTAGGGCAAACTTCGAGCTACGTTGTGAGATGTTGCAGAAGTGGGCAGACACACCTCTCAATGTAGATGGTAAGACATTCCTATCTAGCATCATCAAGTCTGAGAAGATGGTAGACAAGATGTATGAGTTAGCACACAGAGAGATTGCCAAGAGAGGTAAAAATGTGTTTGCTCTTTACTCTGCTTTCACTAACTACTCTTCTTATGCTGATAACCACAATGGCTTCACTCTTAGAGAGACTGGTCACGACACTAAGGCAGAGTCCATGTGGAAGAGAGAGCAAGAGGTTGCCAAGTGGATCAACTCACCACAGTTTAAACAATTGTTGGCAGCATAATGAAGACAGATAAGTTACTACAAGAATACTATTTATCGTTTGATTTCAACAACTTACGTGATGAAACTAAAGCACAATATAAGTATTTTCTTAGTGTAGCTATGGATACAAATGTTGGTACTACTCGCACTTTGGGTAGTATCAACTTATCTGATATCACTACTAAGAATGCTAAGATGTGTTACGAAAAATGGTGTGAAAAAGGCATACACATGGCAAATCATGTTGTGTCTGTAGCTAGAATATTAATTAATTATGCTATACATATGGAGTATTGTCATACTAATCCATTCTCTCATGTAAAGAGGAGAACTGCACCACAGAGAAAGGTTGTTTGGCAAAAAGAAGATGTGAAAAAGTTTTTAGATCATGCCTATTCTGATTTTAAATATAGAAGTATAGGTCTGATTGTTCACATGGCATATGAATGGTGTCAGAGATTAGGAGATATGAGAACATTAACATGGGAAAGTTTAGACTTGGATAATCAGAAAGCACATATCACTCAATCTAAAAGGAGAGCAGAAGTTTTTCTTCCTATAGCAGATGATCTTAATGATATGTTAAAGTCGCAACGAGAGGACTTTGGCTTTCAGAGGTATGTTACCCCTAGACCTAAACCAAGAAGGGGTCTGTACAAGCCTTATTCGCTCACTAAACTACCTTTCATAGGTAGACAGATAATGAATGAAGCGGGATTGTCTGAAAATTTACGATTATCTGACCTTAGAAGGACAGGTACAACTGAAATGGTAGATGCTGGAGTATCGATGGGCAATATCATGTCTGTAACGGGACATGCTAATCCTCAAAGTGTAAAGCCTTACATGAAAAATACTTTCACTTCTGCTAACTTTGCACTAGATGCAAGAAAAAAATTGACGGATTTTTAAAGTTATGATAAAAGACATTAACGTTGTCCGGGGGTATATGTTAGACTTAGATATACCTATAGGGCATACCAAGAGACTTAACTGTCCCATTTGTAATGGTTATAAAACATTTACTGCTACTAATAATATGGGAATGTTAGTTTGGAATTGTTACAAGGTTTCTTGTAACATAAGTGGTAACACAAGGGTACAACTCTCTGCTGATGATATTCGACTGCATCAATCACAGAAAGATAGTGTCTCTCCTCCACTCACAACCTTTGTGTTACCCGAATATATTGTCCCCCATAATAATAGATCAAAACTAATTGACTTCTGTAACACATGGAATCTAGACCCTAACAAACTTGATTTACACTACGATGTAAAAGAAGATAGGGTTGTGTTCCTTGTGAAACAAAACAATAAAATTGTAGATGCGACTGGAAGAGCATTAACATCAAGACTACCTAAATGGAAACGATACGGAAATAATCCCTTGCCTTATTATTATGGCAGTGGTAATGTCGGTGTTGTTGTAGAGGATTGTGTTAGTGCTGCCGTTGTTGGTAGTGATGCATTCGTCGGGGTTGCTATTCTTGGTACTTCACTCTCGGAAGAACATAAGGATTTTCTTTCACAATTCTCTACAATAATTATAGCACTTGACCCCGATGCTATGCCTAAGATTTTTGCTTTTGCAAAAGAACTGAGAGGATATGTAAAAAACATTAAGGTATTAAGATTAACTGATGATTTAAAGTATTCACGAAAACAAGATATAACTAATTTATATAACCTAACCCCGAAGGAGTAAAATATGGAATTAGCATTATTAAGAAGTTTGATGGACAAACAATTTTATGATGATCATAAAGGAGCAAGGTGTCCAGACAGATTGTTTAGTAAAGATTCAAGGAAAATTAAACAATCAATAGATTCAGCAATGGACAGATATGAGAGAACTGTTACACCTGATGAAATAGAAGCACTATTCATGACTAGTCATCCATCGATGACAACTGCACAGAAACAAGCCTACTCATTATTATTCAAATCAATTAAGAAAGAACAACCGTTAGGCAATGATGTAGCACAAGAGGTGTTATCCCTTCTT